TCTATTAAATCTAGTTGAACCAATATGGAATGATGTTTATACTACATGTCCATGGGAGTTTAATACTTGTAAAGACATAACTAGATTTTTAAAATTACACAATCTATGGGTTAACTATCAAAAGAAGAATGAATACAATCCAATGCATGTACATGCTGGTGTTGTTAGTTTTGTTATATTTGTTGATATACCATATGGTTGGGAAGAGAGAAATAATTTTTATAGTGATGGAGCATTTCAATTAGAAAAGGAAGTATTGCCAGTAGATAGTTCATGGAATGGCACACTTCTTATGTTTCCATCAACAACAAATCATGCTGTATATCCATTCAGATCAACTGAAAAGGAAAGAACAACTGTGTCTGGAAATATTGCTTGGAATGTAGAGGGTCCTGATGAAGAACATTATTGATAATTGTATCAATCCAAACTATCAGAATCTAGTTGAAGAGACACTAAGACTTGATACTGATTTTAGATGGGTTTATCATGACAACCTTGTAGAAGATGGATCGGATCAATTAATAGGATTCTCCCACATGCTTCTGTTGGATGGTAAATCAACTAGTGATTATACTGGTTTGTTTCTTCCATTAGTATTTGAAGCATGTCACAATGCAAATCAAAGTATATCTAAGGTTATACGAGCAAGGTGTTTTCTACAAGCTCCTGGTAATAGAACCAGAGAATATGATCAGATGCATGTTGACATACCAGAGGATCATATGGTATGCTTATACTATGTAAATGACAGTGACGGAGATACGTACTTCAGTGAAAAGAGATACGGAGATCCGATGGGTGAGTACGGTATAAATAAGACTGTCTCTCCAAAGAAAGGTAGATGTGTTATATTTGATGGATTAACATTCCATGCAAGTAGTAAACCCACACAGAAACCTAGATTTGTAATAAACTATAACTTCATTCCTTGATTAGATATGGATCCAGCACAACTGAAACAAAACTTTACTGAACAGATTGAAAAGACTGAAGTTCAGATAAGAGAACTCGAAGAGAATCTCGCAAAGGCAAAAGAATATAAATTAAAATTAACAGGTGGTCTAGAAACACTGGGATTACTGAAGAAAAACCTTCAGAAGATACTCCAGCAGTCACTCCAGACATAGCAAATCCACCAGCAGAATAGTCTTAAAGTCCCTTCTACTAAATAGTATGAAGGGATTTTTAGTATCTAATGGCATCACCTACATCAAAAGCAGAACTAATAACGTACTGCAAGAGGCAATTGGGTGAACCTGTGTTGCAGGTTAATATTGATGATGAGCAAGTAAATAACGTTATTGATGACACATTTCAATTCTTTAATGAGAATTGCTACAATGGTCAGGAACGGTGCTATATGTACCATGCAATAACTGCTGATGATAAAACTCGTCTTGCTGCACAGTCTGATTCTACTAAGGTAGAAGGTGCTGTAACAACTACATGGTCAGAAGATACAAATTATATTCCCATACCAGCTCATGTAGTTGGTATTAGTAAAGTGTATGGATTGGTTGGTAACTCTATTCGTTCTAACTTATTTGGTATAGAGTATCGAATGTTCTTGAATGACTTATACGCATTTGGATCATTAGATATCTTAAATTATTTTATGACTAAGCAATATCTTGAAACATTAGATATGGTTTTGAACAATGGTTCGTTCCAACAGTTTAGATATACACAACGTCGTGATCGTTTATACTTAGATATTGATAAGGATTTCCTAGAAGTAGGAACTAACTTATTAATAGAGTGTCATAGGATGATTGATCCAACTGATGCTACTGAGATGTATAATGATATGTTTGTTAAAAGATATGCTACTGCTTTAATGAAGAAGCAGTGGGGTCAGAACTTGATTAAATATCAGAATGTTCAATTACCAGGCGGTATGAATCTTAATGGTAAAGAAATATATGAAGATGGTGTAGCAGCTGTCAGAATGATTGAAGGAGAAGTTCTCTCCAAATATGCAATACCACCAATGGATATGATCGGATAAAATGCCTACTAGTCCTTACTTCCCAACTTATTACGCTGGTCACGTCGGTGAACAGAACCTGTATCAGGATCTGGCTGACGAACAGATCAAGCTGTTTGGAACTGATATCTATTATCTTCCTAGAACTATTCTAAAAGATAATACATTGGATGATGTCATCTATTCTAAGTATCAAGATGAATTTCAAGTAGAGATGCTACTACAAAACGTAGCAGGTTGGGGTGATAACAATGAGATCATTAGTAAATTTGGTTTATCAATAAGTGATGAGATCATTTTTAAAGTATCTACTAGACGTTGGGATGAGGCAGTAGCAGCTAATACTCCTACTCTAACAGTTGCTGGTAGACCTAATGAGGGAGACTTATTGTACTTCCCATTAACAAAAGATTTGTATGAAATTAAATACGTTCAATTAGAAAATCCATTCTATCAGTTTGGTAAGATTCAATTCTATTCTATAACTGCTGAACTATACATTGGTCAGTCAGACGAGATCAATACTGGTATTGCAGAAATTGATGAGATAGAAACTATATACTCTAGTGCTATTGCATTAACATTAGGTGTTGGTGGAACTGGAGACTTTACTGCTGGTGAGATAGTTACTGGTGGTACAACTGGAGTTGAAGCAGAAGTTAAATCTTGGGATAATTCTACAAGAATACTTCAGGTCATTAATAGAAAAGGAACCTTCTCTGCTAATGAATCTTTAACTGGAGATAGTAGTGGTGCTGTTTGGGTAGTGTCTACATTTGACACTCTACAAAATACAAACAGTGAGTATGATGCAAATAGAGAAATCGAGGATGCTGCTGACAATCTTATTGATTGGACAGAAGGTAATCCATTCGGTGAATTTGGTAACTTTACAGGTAGTATCTGATGTTAGGATCACATTTTTATAACGAGGTAACTCGTAAATCAATTATTGCTTTTGGTACTCTCTTTAATAACATTAGTGTAAAGAAGAAAGATCCAAGCACAGGAGCTGTCCTTGAGGAGAGTAAGGTTCCTTTAGCTTATGGTCCCAGACAGAAGTTCCTTGTTCGTTTGGAACAGATGGTGTCTGCGACACGTAAGGTTTCTATTACTGTTCCTCGTCTTTACTTTGAGATGAACAGTGTTGATTATGATCCTCAAAGAAAGACTTCTCCTATACAGAAGTACAAAACTATTATTAATAATGATCAAGATGAAGTAAGAGTTCAGTATACACCAGTACCTTACAATCTTGGATTTGAATTAGGTATCATTGCACAGTCACAAGATGATGCTCTACAAATATTAGAATCAATTCTTCCTTACTTTCAACCATCATTTTCAATAACATTGAATATGATTCCTGATATGAATGAGAAGAGAGATATAGCAATCGTTTTAAATAATATTAACTACGAAGATGAGTGGGATGAAAGTTTCTTAAACAGAAGGTGGATTACATATACACTCAACTTCACTCTTAAGACATACATGTACGGTCCTTACAGTACATCTGATGTTATTAATAAGGCAATTATTCACGAGACTATTGGTGATGCTGCGGTAAGTAGAAGAACCATTACTCGTACATATACACCTAAAGCAAAGACTGACATTAACCAAGACGGAAACATTGATGCTGCTGATGACATACTAGTAACAGCAGATGATGATTTCGGATTTAATGAAGGTATTACATACTTATAATTATGAATAATCTAGAAGACAATATGGAGAATATTCTCAATCTTGATGTTGTACCAGAACCTGAAGTAGTCAAGAAAGAATCTAAGGATGATGTAGAAGATAGGGATAAGGACTATGCATATACTAGAGGAGAACTCTATAGTCTTATAGATCAGGGTCAGGAGGCAGTCAGAGGAGCGTTAGAGGTTGCACAGGAGAGTGGTCACCCTAGAGCATTTGAAGTTGCTGTAAACGCAATGAAGAATGTAGCAGACATGACTGATAAACTTGCCGACTTACATAAGAAGATGAAAGACTTGGATGAAGATAAGTCGGGACCAACTAAGGTCACTAACAATGCTATGTTTGTAGGTTCTACAGCAGAACTACAGAAAATGCTTAAGCAAATGAACGGAGGTAAACGCTAATGGCAAATATGGATTACTTACAGAGAAATCATGATAACTCTCTAGCAGATCCAGCATTAGGATTCACAGTTGTCAATCGTTTCTCAGGTAACGAGGGATGGGCTACTAAACAGTACAAGGATCATAATGCTGATTACGTTGCAAGAACAGTTGCTAATGCATCAAGAACTCCTGGAACATTTCAAGCGAGAACGGTTGCTAATGCAACAAGAACTCCTGCTGCTTATCAAAGACATAATTCTGGCAATTCAGCAGTGTCAGCATAGGTACACACTAACTTGATTTGTAGTAAGTTATACTTATAATTAGTATTAGATTACATTATGAGTATGAGACTTACCGAAGAAGATGTTTTACGTTTAATTACTGCATGTAAAACCTATCAGGAACAAACTGGTTCGGAGTACATGTGGGATGAATACGAGCATTTAAAAGATAAGTTACAAACTCTATGTGAACAAGGGTACTGTGCTACAAGCAAATGACTCATTACACCGTAGGTTACCACGATACGGAACAACATCATTACGAGATATGTGAGTATGCAATGGATGCATACGAAGCAATAGAACACAGCAAAGAGGATGTATCCTATCTAAAGGAGCATCCTCATTTTATTGACTATTGCACAAACGAATCTGCATTGGATAATATCTACGATATGATGGCAGCTGGCATCCCAATGGGACATTAATCATGAGCAGAATAAATGAACATAAGCATGAGATTATGTGGTGGATGAGTAGACTCACAGTTATGGGGGTTTCCTTATCATTGGCATTTAGACTTGCTGCAGAAGCATACGTGTGATCTAAATAACACTGCCTTGAATCATTTATTAGATGGCTACTATAACATTAAAAACACCCGAAGGGGAAACTCAAACTTTTGAATGTGCTGAAGATAATTTTATCTTAGAAGCATTAGAAGAAGCAGGTCTTGATCACCCATCTTCATGTCGTGCTGGTGCATGTTCATCATGTGCTATGAAGCTAGTAGAAGGTACAGTCAATCAGGAAGAACAATCATTCCTTGATGATGATCAAATGGAAGAAGGTTATGTACTTACATGTGTAGCACAACCTACTTCTGATACACTAACATTACTTACTGAACAAGAAGAGAATCTCTATTAATGGATATAGTTTGGTCTGTTAATATAATGATTGCTATCCTACTCGTTGCGGTAGGTGTCGTAATCTACTACATATTCATGTACGATGAATTTTGGCCAAATGGGAGCGATGATACCACCAAGCAGGAAGAGCTGCTACAACTTTCGAGTAACGGAGATTAACCGTGTTCTTGACGGCGATACTATTGATGTCACCATTGATCTTGGGTTTGACTTATACAAGAAGGAAAGAGTTAGAGTTGCAGGAGTTGATACGCCAGAAAAGAGAACAAGAGACTTGGAAGAGAAGGAACTGGGAATAGATGCTACCAATTGGTTGAAACAGAAATTAGAAGATACTATTGCAGGTGATGAAGAGCTCTCTATCAGAACCGAATTGAAGGGTGGTGTTGGTAAATATGGGCGTCTTTTAGGTTGGCTATATATTGGAGATGCAGAAGTATCTTTAAATGAGCAGATGATTACGGAGGGATATGCTTGGGAATATGATGGCGGCACTAAACAGAAAGATTTTGAGGAGCTACGTGAAATTAGGCGTTCGTTTGGGACATTGGTCGAGTCTTGATCAGACCTACATAGATTCAAATGGTGAAACAGGAAGACGTGTATACGCTGACTGGATCATCCCACTTAAGGAATATTAACATGAGAGATACATTGATTAAGGCACTCCTGGCCCATGCTCAAGGAGACATTGCCAAGCATAAAGCTAACGTTGAAGTATACCTTACTAACCCAGTTGGTATTGGTGAACATTCAAATGTACTTGAGGCAATAGAAGAAGAGATTAATATGATCGCTAAGTATCAAGATCAAATTGATGTCATAAACAAATATTTTAAACAAAGACCTGCTGCTACACCAGAACCAGATTATTCACAATATAAATCTCAAGAATATAGACCAGAATAAATGAATGGCAATAGCAAATGATGTATACTTAGGTAACCCCAACCTGAAGAAGGCAGGTACTGAGATACAATTTACAAAGAAGCAAATTAATGAGTGGATCAAATGTAAAAAAGATCCACTCTACTTTGCATGTAACTATATAAAAATAATTTCACTAGACGAAGGTTTAGTTCCCTTTACCATGTATGATTTCCAAAAGGAAATCTTGATGGACTTTCACCAAAATAGATTTAACATTGCAAAACTTCCTAGACAGACTGGCAAATCAACCACTGTTGTTGCTTATTTGCTTTATTATGCTATCTTCTACGATAGTGTTAACATTGGTATTTTGGCTAACAAGGCATCTACCGCAAGGGAACTACTAGGTCGTCTTCAATTAGCATATGAGAATCTACCAAAATGGATGCAACACGGAATATTAGTATGGAACAAAGGTAATGTCGAACTTGAAAACGGGTCAAAGATACTGGCTGCTTCTACGTCTGCAAGTGCTGTCCGAGGCATGTCGTTCAATATCCTCTTCCTCGACGAGTTCGCCTTCGTTCCAAACCATGTTGCGGAGCAATTCTTTGCCTCTGTTTATCCTACTATTACTTCTGGTAAGTCAACGAAAGTCATAATCATATCTACTCCTAATGGTATGAACCACTTCTATAAGATGTGGGAAGATGCTAGGAATGGTAAGAATGGTTATACTACTAATGAAGTACACTGGTCTCAAGTACCAGGTAGAGATGCTAAGTGGAAAGAAGAGACATTAAAGAATACATCTAAGAGACAGTTCGCACAGGAGTTTGAGTGTGACTTCCTTGGATCTGCTGATACCCTCATCTCTCCATCTAAATTACAAGCTATACCATTTGAAGATCCAATACAAAGCAATGCAGGACTTGACGTATACGAGAGAGCTAAAGAAGGTCACGAATATATTATTACTGTGGACGTTGCCAGAGGTATCGGTGGCGACTACAGTGCTTTCATCGTGTTTGATATTACCACACTACCGTATCAAATCGTGGCAAAGTACAGAGATAATGAAATTAAACCTATTATGTTTCCGTCCGTTATCTTAAGGGTAGCAAAGGAATATAGATTTCCTTATATCTTAGTAGAGGTAAATGATATAGGAGATAGTATAGCAGCAACATTAAACTATGATCTTGAGTATCCTAACGTACTCATGTGTGCTATGAGAGGTAGAGCTGGACAGATTGTGGGACAAGGATTCTCAGGTAACAAGACACAGTTAGGTGTTAAGATGAGTATAACTGTTAAGAAGATAGGTTGCTCTAACCTTAAAGCTATTATTGAAGAAGATAAATTATTATTCAATGACTTCCAGATCTTCCAAGAGCTAACTACATTTGTACAAAAGAAACAAGCATGGGAAGCAGACGAAGGTTATCATGATGACTTAGTAATGTGTATGGTATTGTTTGCATGGTTAGTCATGCAGGAATACTTCAAAGAAATGACTGACCAAGACATCAGGAGGAGAATCTACGATGAACAACGAAACCAAATTGAACAAGATATGGCTCCTTTTGGGTTTATCGATGATGGCTTGGGTGACGATACCTTTGTGGACGCAGACGGTGACTTGTGGGCATACGGAGATAAGCAAGATGAAGTTACGTATATGTTACCCTACTGATGGATATTGGGGATCAGTTTTCTCTGGAACACCTGCTCTTCAAAGAGAGGACTTGTAGATCTTGTCATAAAAAGAAGAATTTAATTGAAGATTATTATATGACAAGAAGACAGAAGAGAGGTCTTCCTTCTGCATATTCATATGAATGTAAGGATTGTACTATACAAAGAATTTTAAAAGCTAGAAAAAAGAAAGATCCATTTTCTGATTGGAAATATCCAGACTGGTAGGTTGTTCATGCATTGTTTCCCCTCTTGAGAGAGTGGAATTTCTAAATACTTTTAGATAAATTTGATATCTAAGAGGTAAAAAAACATGGCAAGTCAAGTCTCGCCTGGTGTTGTTATTAGAGAACGTGATTTATCCAATGCGGTTGTAGTTGGTAGTAGTGCTCTGCGTGGTGCTATTTCTTCTTCATTTCGCAAAGGACCCGTAGGCAAAATTGTACAAATAGGTTCTGAAAGAGAACTAATTGATGTATTTGGTGCACCAGATGAGGCAAACGCTTCTGATTGGTTGGTAGCGTCCGAATTCCTTCGTTATGGTGGAACATTAGCAGTTGTTCGTGCAGCTACTGGAGTATTAAACGCAACCCTTTCAGGGTCAGGAGTTCTTATCGGTAGTCAGGAAGACTTCGATGCAGGTGTAACTACTGAAAAGTTTGCTGCTAGAGATGCTGGTGCAGATGGTAACAACCTTCATGTTGTTATTGTAGATAAAGTTGCTGATGCAAAGATGACCAAAGCAGGTCATGGTCTTTCAGTTGGTGGCACAGTTAACGATGGTGCTAACGACCACGAAGTTACAGTTGTTATTGATGCTAACAATGTTGGTATTAAAGAAGGTGCTGCTCCTGCAGTAACTGGTAACAGTTTTACTAAGTCTGCATTTACTGCATCTGACTGGAACTCACTTCCAATTGGTTCAACAGGTTTAACTTATAAATCAATTGCTCCTCGTCCTGGTACTAGCTCTTTCGCTTCTGAGCGTTATCTATCTGGTGACGAAGTACACGTTGCTGTTATTGACACTTCAACAAATACTATTGTAGAGAGAATGACATATCTCTCAAAACTTTCTGATGGTAAGACACCTGAAGGTGCTTCTTCTTATTGGAAAAA